CAACATTATCTGGTCGGTCATCTCCTATGATTTGATATTTTTCAAAAACTGTTAAATCTTGAAGAATATCTTCTCTAATACGAACACCTTTAAATATGTTCTTTACTTTGACATAATCACCGATTTGAGAATCTGGTAATCTGCTAACATACTCAAAATCTGGGACTTGACTAAAATAATTTGACATTTTTAGAAACCTATGCTGTCGTCTGGTAATTCATCATAATCTTGACCAAGTACTGGTTCGAGTTCTTGGAAATTTACTGTGAGTTGATATGAAACCATTGATCCATCAGAGTATGTAGCATAACTACCATCTGGCGTATAATTAACAGTTGATGACATCATGGCACATTCTTTAAATTTATTTAAGAATTTGTGATCTGTTGCTTGTGGATTCATATATCTTATTCTCCATGTATTGGGTGATTTTAAGAATATGTTAGATCCTTCTGCTCTTGGTGCCATTTGTTCTTTAAAAGTTCTAATAATCCTTACTATATTTAATGCTTCTTTTTTTGTTCTTGGGGATAATTTAAAGGTAAATCCAAATGATCTTAATTGAGGTCCATTAAACAATAATTCCATATTAGGATTCATTACTTGACCTGTTGTTCTTTTCATGGCTTGATCACCTGTTCCAGAAACATTACCTGCTATTCTCTTTTTTAGTAGTTCTTTTAGAGATTCTTTATTTTCTCCAATAGTACCACCAACGTCACCTACTGCATCTGCAAGACCTTCTGCTCCCCCTTCCATTCCACCTAAAGCAATATCTAACTTTGCTATATCAGCAGCAGTCATAGATGCTTGACCCCAATCAACTGCATTGTTATCACTAATACCACCAGGAATGGGAAGAATTATTCTTTTTACTGGTGTTTTATTTTTTAGTTGATCTTCTGATGGCATAAATCCAACATTACCTTTTGTACTAACCGATTTTACTGTATATTCTAAACTACTGAATTCCATATAATCTTGACCATTACTGTCAAGTCCTGTAGGAAAAATTATGTAATCTTCTCCTTTGTGTTTATATTTTCCTTCTTTTGCTTTTTGAGTTGGTCCAGTATAGGCAGGAACAGATTCGTCAACACCTGCTGCACCTCCAGGAACCTCTTGACTAACCGAAAATCCAGCAATATTATTATTAGGATTAATTAAATTATTTGGGTTTCCAGTTGCAGATTGTTCAGCAGCACCTAATGCATTATATTCTTTTTGTGCAATATCAAGAGCAAAGTTAGTTACTTTTGCAGCATTTTCTGGAAGATTAAAGAAATAATTTTCTGCTTGAGATGTTGCTCCTTCTATACTTTTAAAATCCCCATCGTCTGCACTAATAGTACCAATAGTTGTATTTCCACTATCTCCAACTTTTACTACTGCTATATCTCCAGTTTCTTTATTAACTATAGGATAAAATTTTGAAGTTCCTAAATTTCCAGTATATTTACCATCTCTTGATTTCCACTCTCCCACAGGAAACTGGTTCTCCACAGAACTACTTCCGTAAACGTCTCCCCAGTATCCTTCTTGACCTGCACCAGTAGCTGTTGGACTATATGTCATTATAGAATCTTTTTATTTATTTAGTAAGAATTTTCCGTATTGTAATGCAAGTAACTCATCTAGTTCTTGGAATTCGACTAAATGAAGTTTTCCTGCAACTTCTGCCCATGTATAATTCCTATATTGTTGCCAATGAAAGTTTAATCCTCTAAATCCCCACTTAAATAAATCAACACAGGCAATAAGTGGATGTTGGTCATAAGTTATGTTTGGTGTTTTGGGATTGTATATAAAGGTATAGAATTTTCCTACTTCTGGTAGAATTTCCTCAATAGTGAAGAGTTCCATTATAAGTAGCATTATTTCTTCAGGATCACTGGTATTTGCATCCAAGACCATTCTCTTAAGTTCTTCTACTCTTTCGGTAGGATTTCTTTCGAGATCAAGTTCTTTTTCTTCATTAAAACCGAAGGAGTCTGTCATTACCTAATTCCTAGTTCTTTTTCGGTGATGATTTTGAATTCAATTTTTCTATCTTTACACCATTCACTTGCTGCTTCCCATTTTGCTTGGTTTACTGCATATACTGTAGATTCACGGATAAAATTCTTTGTCACTTTCTTTTTCTTTATAGGTGGACGAGTTTGTTTTCTCGGTTTCACCTCAATCACATAGGTCTTTACTTTTCCAGTAGATTCCTTTATTTTGATAAGAAAATCTGGAAAATAACGATGTACTCTATTATCTAGGGGAGATCGATAGGGTATCCAAAATTCTTCACTACCCCACTCTATAATATTTTCATTTATATCACAGTAATTGCAAAATTTTTCTTCCCAAGAACTACGACAGATAATATTATTAACATCACCCTTATATTTTCTTGGTTTTTTAGGTTTAAATAAACTCTTTTTACTTTCAGCCATACATAATATATAAGGTCAAATAGTATTTATAAAATGCCTAGCAAAAGAGGCACATCTGCCATAAAAGCTAATCTACTTAATCCTGCTTTAACTTCTCATTTTGAAGTTTTAATTCCATTTCCTCCTTTTATGAACGGTGAATTGGATAGTAAGGATCAATTAAGGTTAAATTTGCAATGTTCGGAAGTTTCTTTACCAGGATCTAATATAGCAACAACAGAATTAAATAATGATTATGCGGGAGTAACTGAAAGACACGCATATAGAAGAATGTTTGATGAAAGTCTGGATTTTACTTTTTATGTTGATGGTGAGAATTATCTACCTATAAAATTCTTTGAGAAGTGGATGAAAGGTATAATGAATGAAGATGAAAATGATCCAATCAATCCATTATTTGCAAATTATAGTTATAGATCCAGATATCCTGATGAACCTGCTGATGCTGATAACCCTGGATATTGTGCTAGTGGGTTAACTGTCACTAAATTTGAGAAGAGTCATTGGGAAAAACATAGTGGACAATTACAATACCAATTCGTTAAAGCATGGCCAAAAGCAATGAATTCAATGCCAGTTTCATACGATTCTTCTGGTCTTTTAAAATGTACAGTTTCGATGACGTACATTAGGTATGTTTTAATGTCACTTGATAATGGAACTATTTCTTCACAAGCAACAAGACCTCCACAAAATTCTGGAGCAGGACAGAAAGGTGTTAATCCTTGGCTTGATTTGGGTATAGATATTCTTAATGATGCAACTGGATTAAATGTATCTTCACGGGCAGCTCAGAATGTTATAGATTATTTTGGTAGATAATCTCAAAAACCCTTATATATAAATATACGCACTGAAATTATTATAGGATATTATGCCATTACCAAAGATTGCTACGCCAACCTATGAATTGGTTTTACCATCAACTGATCAGACAATTCAGTTTAGACCTTTTTTAGTAAAAGAAGAAAAACTATTAGTACTTGCTTTAGAAAGCGAAGATAATAAACAGATTACTACTGCTATTAAATCAGTATTGAAGAATTGTGTTCTTACAAAAGGAATTAAAGTAGAACAACTTCCTACTTTTGATATTGAGTTTTTATTCCTTAACATTCGTGGTAAGTCTGTTGGAGAAGAATTAGAAGTTAATATAGTGTGTCCTGATGATGAGAAAACTCAAGTAACTGTGGATATTAATTTAGATGATATTCAAGTTCAGAAGAATGAAGAGCATAACAAACAAATTAAGTTGGATGAAAATTTGATGATGGAAATGAAGTATCCTTCATTGGATCAATTCATTAAAAATAACTTTGATTTTAATGAAAAGAATCAAATGGATCAGTCATTTCAGTTGATTGCTTCTTGTATTGATAAAATTTATACTGAAGAAGAAGTTTGGGCAACTGCTGATTGCACTAAGAAAGAAGTTAATGATTTCTTAGAGCAAATGAATTCTGGTCAATTTAAGTTAATTGAGACTTTCTTTGAGACTATGCCTAAGTTATCTCATACTATTTCAGTTACTAATCCAAAAACAAAAGTTGAGAGTGATGTGGTATTGGAGGGATTAGCATCTTTTTTCGCTTAGGCATGGTCCATATGGACCTTGAGAATTACTTCCGTCTCAATTTTGCCTTGATGCAGTATCATAAATATTCATTAACAGAAATTGAGAATATGATGCCTTGGGAGCGAGACATTTATGTCGGACTTTTAAGATTGCACCTCGAAGAAGAGGAATTAAAACGCAACCAAGAAAAGGCTAATGCCAAGTACTAAACCCAACATGATAGATGCTTTAAGAGCAAAGCATGATCCTCACTATAAACTAGCGAGTAAAGTTTCTGGTCTTCAGGATGCAGGGGGAAAGGTTGATAAACTTGAGAAAGATATAGCTGCTAAACTTAAGAGTATACATAACACATCAAGTAAGTCCTTTGGATTACAAAGAAAAACCTTGGTGCGTGTTCTTGGGCTTGAGAAAAAAGTTACTGTTAATGAGACTAAAATTAGTAATTTAGCAGATGTAGCAATAAAGATAGGTGAACAACAAGCAGAAAGAAAAGAAGAAGTAGCAGAAGCAGTAGAGGAAGTAGCAGAAGCAGTAGAGGAATTAGCAGAAGAAGTTGGTGAGGAGATACCTGAAGGTTTAGATGATGTTTTGGATGATATACGTGGAGATGATGCAGAGGAAGAGGTAGGTGGTGAAGAATCACTAAAAGAACCAGCAGTTGCAACTAAACCAAAACCAAAGAAAAAGAAACCAAGAATAAGGATTAGAAAGAGAAGGATAAGTGCTGATGATTTAAAGAAAGGAACTCCATTTGATGAGGGATTCAAATCGAGAGTGATGGGTCAAGATGAAAAAGGAGAATATCTAAGTCCTGAAGAAAGGAAGTTTCGTTTTAAAAAGGGTAATGATGGAGCAACAGTAGATCCAAGCAAACTTCTTCCTAGTGATGAAAATCAAGAAGGGGAAGCAAGTGGTCCTGTAAAGGATATTCTTTCAAGTGTTATTTCCATAGAGGAAACACTGAATAGTCAATACCAATTACAAATAGAGGGAGCAAAGGAACAGAAAGAGGAAGCAGAGAAGAAGAGAAGAGGTGTTCGTGAAAAAATGTTGGAGGGTTCTGGCAAAGTATGGGATGGAATTAAAAAAACTGGTGAGGCAGTAATTAAACCATTTCAGAGTATATGGAGTAGAATATTAGGATTTATTTCAACAATCTTTTTTGGAAGAATATTTTATAAAATAATAGAATGGATGGGTGATAAAAAAAATCAAGATAAAATACAAAGTATTATAAAATTCTTTAAAGATTGGTGGCCAACTTTATTAGCAGCATATTTGTTGTTTGGTAATGCCTTTGGTAAAATGGCTGTCAAACTGGGAGTCATGGTTGGTAAGTTTGCAATAAATTTACTTAAAAATATTATTCCCAAACTTTTAGCAGGTTTAGCTAAGATGAAGATGGGTAAATTAGGTAAAGCTGGTCTTATTGGAGGAACACTTCTTGTAGGTGGTGCTTTAATAAAAAATATGATGGGTAAAGGTGATAGTGGTGAGGAAACTGAAGTACCTTCTGTCAGTCCACGAGGAGATAGAACCGAAGCAGAAAATCAGAAGTTTGATGAGATGTCTGAGGCTAAGGGATTTAATAAAGGTGGACAAGTGGCTGGAAGTGGTAATACTGATACAGTTCCTGCAATGCTAACTCCTGGTGAGTTTGTTATGTCTAAGGGTGCTGTACAAGAGTATGGTGTACAAACTTTAGAAGGTATGAATGCTGCTGCTGGTGGTACAAATATTCCAACACTTCAAAAGAAAGATAAGAAAGGTGGTAAGGGTGGTAAAGTTGGTAGTGGTTTGATGCCCCATTATAGTGGTGGAGGTAAAACTATGAGCGAAAAGTTAGGACATACTAGGGGTACCGTAACTGATCCAAAAGAGAAAAAAGCACAAGAAGATTATATGCTTGAGTGGGTTAATAAAGAACGAGTAGAATTTCTGGGATTACCTCCTTTAGATAAAATATCTTATGCTGATGGTGTGGAACTTACAAAACCAATGGGTAAAGAATTTTATGGTGCTGGAATAACAGAAGAATCATCTGATGATTGGAATTTTGATACCATGACTAGAACCACGACAAGATGGAAACAAAGAGGTTCTGAAATTATTTTTGAGGGAGGAGAGGAGAGAATAACACCAGAACAGAAGCAAGCGTATCTTGATTCAAACCCAGAAGCAAGAATGGCAATGGAACTCAAGGATCAGATGGAACTAGATGCTTTAGGTGCTGACATATCTGCTAGTGCTAAAATGAATAAAGGTGGAAAAGTTCCTGGAAGTGGTAATAAAGATACTGTTCCTGCTATGCTAACTCCTGGTGAATTTGTTATGAGTAAGGGTGCTGTAGAGCAGATTGGTGTTGAGAATTTGATGGCTATGAATAAAAGAGGTGGTGGAACTAATAAACCTCAGTTGATGAAGTTTGCTGGTGGTGGTGTAGTTCCTGATGCTCCTGGTCCTCGTAGAAAAGGTGGTGTTACTATTGTAGGAGGTGGAGGAGGTGCTGGTGGAGGAGGAGCATCTAGTTCTTCTGGTGGAGATCAAAGTTCTGTGAGTGCTTTTTCTGCAAGAGAT